TGCTTTCAAGGGCACTGGTTACTGCTGAACTCATTGCGCTGGAAAAATTAGCACTAACGTCTGAGCCAAGTTGATCTCTTACAGCGTCTGTGAGTGGAGGAAGTTCTTCGTTGATCATTTCTCCAAGGTCTTCAATCATTCCCTGGATGCGATCTACTACGTTCTTAGCTGCCATTACTGCTTCAGCAGTTTCAAGCTCACCTTCCAGGATAACTGACTCAGCTACAATCTGACCATTCTGTAAAGAGCTACTCATTGTTTGCTCTAGATCAAGTAATGTATTGTAAATGTGTGCTGACAACTTGGGATGATCTCTCATCATACTTACCTGGAACTTACTACCTTGACCAGACATCTTTGATAGTGTATCCTTAATACCCTGATAGATCATACCAAAAGCATCTTCAGTCTCGCCTTCCTTAATACCTTCGTTCTTTTCAATCTTCTTAGCAATTTTGTGTGCTTTCTTGATTGTACTTTTCTCTAGTGGTGGTTGGTCGCCAGTAGACTTCATTGCTGCTGCCATACCAATTGCATAGGGATTCTTAGCAGCCTCCATCTTATTGCCAGCATCGAGTTCTGATTGCCAATTGTCAGCCATGTGTTTTGCGGCTTCAATACGATCTGCTACGCTGAACATGTTGCTCCACTTAATGTCTGGGGAACCGTATTCTTTAGCATAACGCATAGCAGCATCATCGGCTACATATTTCCAAAGTTTTACCGCTTTGTTATGATCATATACCCCTTTATCGTATTTCTTTGTTAGGTTACGTTGTACAGGAACAATGCTTTGACGATATAGATCTGGATTGTTTTCAGCATAGATAACCAGTTCTCTTACGTGATCCTCGTTGCCTTGTTCGCTGATATAACGATCAATTGTTTCTAGAAATAATTTGTTTTCTAGGTAAACCCGATTATTTGCTGTTTTTGCGCCCAACTTCTTTTCTAAGTTAGCTAGTTTTGCAGAAAATGATTCTCTTAGTCTATTGGCCTTTGACTTGTTGAGATTGTTTAAATCAACGGTATAACCAAACACCTTGTTAACCATATCTGCTAATTTTTTACTGTTGGGGGCAGGAAAAATATCATCTAAATTCATTTTTTTGTTCCTTGAACTTTTTTATATTTATGCTATTTTAACTCTTTTTAAACTTTGGTTTAGCTGACATTCTGCTAATTTAAGTTTTGGTTTAATATCGCTGATACGATTTAGCATAATAGCACGTTTAAAATTATCTCTGCGTTGCTTTAATGACCACTTAAAATAAAACATGTCATCTAACAGCTTGTTAAACCGGAAATCTTTTTCCTTTATCTCTTTTGCCAGATCATTGTCTTTGTTTTCAATACAAATAGCATAGGCTACCGCGCTTTTCTGAGAGAAAAACGTTACATCAACGTTGGTTATGTAATAAACGCCGGCGCGTTCGGTAATAATTAAATTATTAACAAACGTTTTACCGTCTTTGTTTAATATTTTTATTGGATTTGTAGATTTAAGTAGTTTCTTTAGCCCTTGCGTTAGCACTAATTTTGTAATTGATTTCGTCATCTAAAACTTTCCTAATTATAAGGTTTTTGTTTACTAATTGATCTGCTATTACTCTCTGACGTTCGCTTAACTGTTTCTTGTTAACCGTTGTATGGTTACTTATAATTTTTAATAAATCCTGTTCTTCGTTGGTTATAACTATGCTGGGACCATGGGCAAATTCTAAAAATCTCATAGTTACATCTCAATTCATTGTAGATCTATGGTAGCACCCGGTTTAATTAGTGTGCGTGGATCTACCGGTGCGCCGGGTTGTTTAGTTCCTTGAGCAGACTTAGGTTTTATCGCAATTTTCTTAGTTGCTGGATCAACACCTACATCTACTTGATCTAGGTCAATTTCAACACCATCACCGGCTGAAACTTTATTTCCAGCAACTTTGGTAATTTTAAGTTCAGCTTCTTTAGCAACAGATTTATTAAATTCTTTAAAACGCATGAAAAAAACACCTCACTAAAATCTAAATGTATTTAGCGATAAACGGTATTTAATTTTTTTAAATTAATTTAATTAATAGATAACCCAGTGCTGACACTAGAGCAGCAATAATGGCGCCGCCCCAAGCAATCAATTGTCTATTGCGGTTTTTATCCATATCTACAATGGCAGTGTGAATATTGGTAAGCTTATGCTCTTGTTTATCAAGGCGATCGCTTACTGCATCGAGTTTATCGTGCAATTGTTTATACCTTTCAGAACACAGTTCAACGTGTGCTTCTAGGCTCTCTTTTTCAATGTCTTTTGTTGACATCCTTCTTCACCTACCTTTGGGTGATGCTTGATTGGTGCCTATACTTGTGCCTATACTTGTGCCTTTTTACAGCATCAAATATATTTATCTATATACGGTTTTCACATATTAGTAGTATATTTTTATTTTGTTTACTGGTACTAAACACAGGAGGGTCTATGCTAGCATTTTCCTCGAGACCGGTTATGATAGGAACATTGTCTAGCCTATCAGTAAGTAACATACCATCAAATTTTTTACGCTTATCAAACACGCCTTCGTGCTCGACACCAAAACGCCAGGTCCAGATATTTAAATCTGCTAGTATATCCTGGGTAAAATTATGCTGGTCGCCAAATTCAATTCCTACCTGTTTAAATTTTTGGTATAGATTACTCCATTTTGCCAATCTAGGATTAAACAATGACCACGGCTGCGCTAATAAACTCACAACCTGTCTAAGCGTGTCGAAATTTCTCTGTTGATTTCTTGCTGTGGAGTTACCGGTATATACACCAGTTTCTGTTATATCTACAAGTGTCACAATGTGCCATATTTCTTTATAATTTTCCATTGTGTAGTGGATCCTCGTCACGTAGATAAAAACCTAGTTTTACCAGGTCGTCGCTGTTATCAAAACAAATACAATCTGTGCTAGTGTATCCCAAATATTTTAACACCCTGTATCTGTTACAACCTAATTTTAATGCCCATATAAACCCATCACTGTTCACACGTGGAGGATTTATGTAGGGCCACCCTGGATTAGCACCAAACCAACTAGCAAACTTTTTTGTCCACCAGTCTAGGGTTACTTTGTAGTATAACAGTGGATACCACAATCCGTCGTTTTTAAATCTAGGCAAATCTCTTGTACGCCAACGATCGTCTAAGTGATAACTCATAGGGCTTAATAAATCCAAATCAACAGAATGAATGTTTGGATGATCCTGCCAAATACTAGCACAGTGTCTCATATATATAGTTATTAAAATAAAAAAGGGCGATGTAAAAACACCGCCCTTCTTTTTGTGAGGTATAGTAATTAGTTATATTATGCCCACTTTAGGGTTGTTTTAACTGTTACTGCTACTGTACCTGATGTAAAGTCAACACCGTCGACTGTACCTAGGTTGATTAGGTCCTCAACTAGTGCTTGACCAACTGTACCTGTTACTGTACCGTCAGCTGACTTATAGTCACTGCCGCTGAGATCACCTTCCATCATAACGTCCATCTTTGTACCTGTGTCATATACTGCACCGGCCATTAGGATGTTACCGTACTTTTGTACTGAGTTGATGATTGCAATCATTGCGTCGTCTGAACCGTCTGCGTCAACGTCCCAGTCGATTGCTAATAGTGTTACTTCTTTACCAGCGAAACGCATTTCACCAATTAGGTTTGCTACTGCTGGATGTTGTCTTGCTACGCCTGCCATTTGCTTATTCCTTTATAAAAATTATTATGCGAGTTTAAAACCGCCATCTGTAACGTCAGAACCACTAACGTCAACAGTGTTATTACCAACAGTTGTGCCTAGGGCACGAATTGCTGTCTGAAGTGATGATGCGGTATATGCACCAGCTGGATAAACAGCAACTGACATTTGACCAGTTGTGTCACCTTCGACTTGGTACATTTCAACGTTAGCTAGATCGCCAATTTTGCGTAGAACTGCTTCTACTGCTTCGCCTGCGTCTAGTTCGTTGCGTAGATCAACTGCTTCCTGTGAGCCGTTCTCAACAATAATCTTGAAGAAATCCATTTGTGGAAGACTGATGATTACTGTTTCGTCGGCTGAAATTGCACCGCTGCCTGATGTGCCGCGGTCCATGTTAACAACGCCATGAGCGCCGCCGTTTACACGAGTTACTACTGCCATTTTTTGTCTCCGTACGCCCGATCATTTCGAGCTTAATATTATTTATATGATTTTTAAATTTTTATACCGAGGGCTGCTCTTTAGAAAGGTTTATTCTTTGCATAGCAAATACTGTGTTTCCTTGCTTTACCTGTACTAAGTCGGGTGTTGCGCCAGGACCCACAACGATTCCTTGTTGGAACTTGCCATCTTTATTTTTCCAATATACTTTTTGATTAATTTGGAATTTTTGGTCTGCTGCGTCACCTGCTGCTGGTTGTCCCGCTGCTGCTGGTTGTCCCGCTGCTGCTGGTTGTCCCGCTGCTTCTGGTTCATTAATACCAGCCTGGGCTGCAAATATTTTTTGTGCTACAATGGGCCAGAATTGTCTAATACCTTCCTTTGTATCTAGATTAACTTTACCACCGGGTGCAATTAGTGCAATCTTAGGATCCTTGGCGCTTATATTAGCCTCGTATCCTTTGTTCTTTAACCATGATACAATTGTTTTAACGTCAACTGCTGTAAGATCACCACCGCTTAAATGCATGTCATTAACAAAGGCCGCGTGCAATTTATTAGCGGCATCGCCAGTTTGCAATTCAGCGGCAGCTTTTTTACTACCGAGAGCAGCCTTAACGCTCTGACCAAATTTGGCAAGCATGCCCATTGGTTTAGCTTCGTTTTGTACTACTTCATTGATTTTCATAACAATAGTCCTTGCCCTTATCTATTTACTTATCCATTTTCCAAATTGATAACCGGCTACAGCACCAGCAATTGTAGCAAGCGCGGTTTTAGCTGCTAAACTCATGCCTGGTTTCTCCTGTGGAACAACATCCTGAGACTTCATTGCCGCGGCATATGGAGCAAACATATCACTTCTAAATCTATTATCGTGTCGCATAGAGTTAGACATTCTCATAGCAATACTACTGCGCTCACCGGGTGTTGAATGTCCATAGTCCGCAGCAACCCTACGCATTGCGCTAATTACACTGTTTGAAATTCCTAGATTTCTCTGCATATTCATTAAAAATGACCTATCTTGGCTAGCATCATAGTGATTGTTAACAATATTGCGTAGATAACGTTTGAATCCCAGCTCATCAAATCTAATATTAGAAAAATCAGCGCCCATTTTGTCAGAAAATTTACCGGGATTGTTTAAGATTGCTGCTAGATTGTGCAGGTCAGTTGCGCCAGATCTTACGTTGGTAAAATCCATATAGCGTAGTGTGTCCTGTGCATAGCGTTTAGCCCAGGCCGGGTTTTCAAATCTCATTTGTTGTAGCATTAAAAGATGATCATAGAATGATTCAGCAATGCTAGAATCACTGCGGCCCACGGTATCGCTGGGGCTACGAATATATTTTGCTTCAGTTAGTTCATTTTTTATAAAAGAAAATAACGCCATTACCATTCCTTGGCTAATGTAAAGTTAGCACGATTAAACTCTAGCCTGTCATTGAGTTTAACTGCTCCACCTTCGTGACCAATAGCAACGAAGCCTTCAGGATTTGTTACCTTGTAACCAGTGTCAGTTTTAAGGAAGGTGCCAATGCCTTCAACTGTGTTTAGCTTTTTAATTAACATTAATTTAGCAGCAATTATCTGCCGGTATATTTCTAACATAATCAATAAAGTCTTTGTATTTGAATTAACAAATTTATTTAATTGATCAATTTTACTCAACCTTTTTTGAGCAGCCGGCGAATCTGGTCCACCTTTAAGTTTTGCTACCTCGTTTTGTTGTCTATTTTTATAAAATTCTAAAAAGTCATTCAAAAAAGCACGTGGATCATCCAGGGTTTCTCCTCCACGAACTTGTTGATTCATAAAGATATTAAGCATCTCACTGATATCAGGTTCGTTTAAAAACTTGTCAAAACTGGCTTGATTCACTTTTTTAAGTTGAGAACTAATACTTTTAATAGCGGAACTTATTGATTGATTTTCTTGGTCAGTGAGTGTGGCCGAACCAGTGTAATCTTTGTAGTAAGCGTCTTCAATCCAAACGTTGCTATTCCCTTGATAAGGAGTTACATCTACACCAAAGCTAGACTGCATGTTAGAAATTGAATCACCTTCATAGGCTGTGTGGAATACAACACCAAGCTTGGCTTTTGAAATACGTTCTGCAAGATCCGAGTCTTGTTTAACAGCATAGGTAATTGTGTTAGGTCTAAAAACTATATAACTTTCTCCGTCAATTTCTGTTGCTTCCGGTGGACGTAATGGACTAAAAAGAAGATCCCCTTGTATCACGCCCTTAATTCCTAGTGGTTTTAGATATTGATAAACGTAGCCAAGTATTTCATGCAAAGGGGTGCCTTTATAATATTCATCCAGGCTTTTTTTATCCTTTACAAGTTTAGGTGATTTGGCAAATACGCTTTTAGTACCAACAAAGAATTTCCCATCTTGAGGATCTACGCCAACAATAACCGCCGGCGCGCCGTCCCATTTTACAGTAACTTTCTGTGTTTTACTACCGCCTTGTGCTAGCATGTCGCGTACACCATTTAGATATTGTACAGCCTGCGTAGCGCCGGCATAGCCACGATCAAATACTAGATCCTCGAGGTGAGTTAAGTGTACGTTCTTGCCTTCTTTGGCTTCAATTATATACCAGTGAGGCGTGTATGATACTTCATTGATCTTCATCAACGATCCTCTCTACACCACGTCTAAACTTTGACTCATCGCGTCCACGAATACTATTAAGTAATCGGCGTTCTAGATCTCCTGCTGTTTCGGCATCATATTCTCTGTAAATTTCTTCTAAAAGATTAATAGCACTATTAATAACGTGTCCAGCGCGGTCACGAATAACATGTTTACGATCGCGGTCGTGAACAACGTTGTTTAATTCTTGTAGTATACTGCGGGTGCGTTTCTGCATAATTACACCTATAATTTTTAAGTATTTAGCGTAAATATAGTATAGCAGGAGAGAGAAAATGGATCAACTTAGAAATCTAGCAATTCACTATGCTCGGTGCAGCCAGCTGGCATACCTTGACAGTGTAGAAAAACAGGATTTAAAGGAACTAGGATATACAAAAGCCACTTTAATAGATGTAAAGAATGCTCAGGTAATGGTATTTGAAAACACAGATGTTATTACACTGGCATTTAGAGGCACAGAGCCTAAAGAAGTAAAAGATATTATAGCGGACCTTAAAGCCTGGAAACATCGCGCACAAAGTGGCGTTGGTAAAGTACACGATGGATTTTATGATGAACTTAAAAAAGTCTGGGATGATGTGGTAACCTACATAAACAAAGGCAAAAACAAGGATAAAACACTAAACATTACTGGCCACAGTCTAGGTGGTGGAATGGCTACTATTGCTGCTAGTAGACTAAAAAGTAGAGTAAATGATTTGTTTACCTATGGTAGCCCTAGGGTCGGTAATAAACGCTGGGTTAAAGTTAACCAGGATCTCAAGCATCACAGATTTGTCAACAATAATGACATAGTTCCAAAGGTTCCTCTTGCTGTTATGGGATATCATCATCACGGCACACTAGAGTATATAAACTATTATGGTGACTTCCGTACACCAACCTGGTGGCAGAGATTTAAAGATGGATGGCGCGGAAGATCTAGAGCACTGGTCAAAGGACAAATGTTTGACGGATTCTATGATCACAGCATTAATGAATATGTAAAATCTTTAACAAGTCCTATACCAAGAAAATAATATTTGTAGATCCTGTTTGCTAAATAAAAATGTCATTACGACTCGTAATGACTTAGGCACAAAAACGAAAACTTTTAGGCATTTAGGCAAACAAAGGCAATGAAATTACCAAAGGATGCGAAGGCTCAATTAGATAGGCTACTTGGCAGGTTCGTAAGGCAAATACCAGAGGCTCCAGAGTACCATGATAGACTAGTTGAAGAACTTGAGATTATACTCAAACTTCGCTTTACTGATTATTTCTTAACAATTTGCGACGTACTAGCTCTGACCGAGGACATTCCACATATGACTCGGGGTTCAGCAGGGTCTAGTCTTGTCTGTTATCTCCTAGGAATAACGGACGTTGATCCCATAAGGTGGCAAATACCGGTTGCACGTTTCCTAAATCCTCTGAGGGATGATCTACCAGACGTAGACATAGACTTTCCACATTGGCAACAGGACACTGTGATGCAACGTATCTTCGCAAATTGGCCAGAGCGTTCAGCAAGAATCAGTAACTATGTGCTATACAAGGAGCGCAGTGCACGTAGAGAAGCGGCGCGCCGTCTAGGTGCGTCTGGTAAACTCCCTCGCAATTTTCGTTATGAAGATTTAGACATTGACAAGGAAGAGGCCATGAGAATCGAACACAAATTAATAGGCAAAAAACGTAGCATCAGCAAACACTGTGGTGGTGTTCTTGTATTTGAGAGAAAACTACCTAAGAGTTTATTCAACAAAGACAATCAAATATTATTAGACAAACGTGAAGTAGAAGACTTAGAACACCTTAAAATAGACATACTTGCTAACCGTGGTCTAAGCCAACTTATAGAAATAGACCCCGACACACCTTTAGAAGCATATCCAGAACAGGACTTTGAAACAAGTCAGTTGTTATGCAGAGGTGATGTTATTGGTGTAACACAAGCAGAATCTCCAGCAATGAGACGACTGTTCCGTGCAATACAACCACAGTCAAAAGCAGACTGTGTATTTGCTACCGCACTTATACGTCCTGTCGCAACCACTGGCAGACAAAAGGCAAGTTTTTTCCAGGACTGGACAGAGAACAGACTGGAAGACACTATTGTATATGAAGACGATGCTATACGCAAAATAGCTCAACTCATAGGCTGTGACTTGTATGAAGCAGACATGTACAGACGTGCATTTGCTAAAAAAGACGAAGAGCGCGTAATGGAGTTTATGACTCGCATGGGCGAGCACGATGACAAGGAAGCAATTATACAAGAGTTATATGGGCTGGGCAACTTTGGACTGTGCCGTGCTCATGCTGTAAACTTGGGCAGACTTATTTGGGCACTAGCATACCAAAAGGCACACAACCCACTAAAGTTTTGGCAGGCTGCTCTCAAGCACTGTCAAGGATCATACAAACGTTGGGTACACAAGCAGGAAGCAAAAACAGCAGGCTGGGATCTACGTGATCTAGGATATGAAAACGGCGTATGTGAATCTCCCGTAACACAATACAAACGTAATGGCTATTGGTCACAGCCAGAATTTATGCCCAATATGTTTGTACAGGAAACTTATTTGGACCGTGTAAACTTTGCAGGGCTAGTAGCAAATGGTCGTGTATTCAAAGGCGCAGAAGGCAAGTATGTTACATTTGTCACGCTAGGCGTAGGCAACAGCGAATATGTAGATGTAACTATTAAGAAGCCCTTTGGCTATAGAGATCATGATGTTATTGTAGGATCAGGTAAGATACGCATGACTAACGGCACACGCTATATTGACTGTTGGGAAGCAAAGGGCTATAGACTAGATAGGTACCTTGCCGCATGAACTATCACACACCACTAGCCTACCTTCTTCAAAACTAGTCTTATT